AGAATAATCCAATGATAGCTAATAATGTTAATATCTTTTTCATAAATTAAAATTAATTGTTAATGAGATTGTTTGTTCGTTATTTGTTGTTATTAAGTTGCCTTTAGTTTTTTGATAATATATTGAAGGTTGAGCGAAAACATCGTTTATAGCAATCTTAATTTCGCTTTTATTTATTTTTCTTAGGTATACTATATCTAAGATATTCCTACTATTTTCAAATATATCTGAGTAGCCTTGAAATCCAACAGCAGATAATCTATCACCTACACGATTATATGTAATGTTTAGTGTATTTTTATTTTTATGGAAATTTAAACCACCATTTATAATATAATTTGATTGTCCTTGTAGTTGCCTTTTTATATTATTTATCTTTACCTCAGAGTGAATTAAAGAGGAATTGGTATAAAAATCTAACCAATTATTAATTTTTTTATGTAGTTCAAACTCAATACCATACACTGTTGCTTTGTTTGGGTTAGTAAAGGTAAGTAATAGGTTAGATGGAACAGATCCGTCAGCTACGATTTGTTCAATTGGTTTGATAAAATTCTTACTAAACAATGCTATAGATACATTTTCATCTGGTTTAGAGTAGTATTCGTATTTTAAATCTAAATTATATATGTCTGATTTTTCTAATTTGGAATTTCCTAATATTTGTGCATTACGAACAAAATCATAGTAGGCAAAATTAGCTACTTCTCTAAATTCAGGACGTGCTAGTGTTTTACTAGCAGATAATCTAAATTTAGTTTTATCTAAATTATAAGATAAATTTAATGATGGAAGTACATCTAAATATTTTCTATTTACATTTACTTTTTGACCACTAAAATCAGCTGTGTTAACATTAAATAGATTATATTCTGATCTTAAACCAGTATTTAACTTCCACTTTCCAAAATCATTATCATACATTGCATATGTAGTTGCTAAATCAAAATCGGCTTTATACTTATCTGTATTGTTAGTGATTTCATTTAACATATCTGCTGCCTCATATCTGAATATTCTAGCTTGGAAATTTCTTATTTTTTTAAGATAATTTGCTCCAATTTTTATATTATTAAATACTTTATTTACACCACCATTAAAACTATTTTCATCCATTATACTCCAAAAACGATATGTATCTCTCCAAGCTACAGTATATGGTTCATTTATACTTAATGATTTTGTAATTGGATTAACTCTATAATCTGGTTGATCACGTAGCATTAAGTTATAACCTAAATTAAAATCTAATGTTTTAATTTTACCTTCAAATTGAGAGTTTATAACTGTTTTAATTACATGATTAGATGCATTACTTCTTACATCTTGAACATTATCATAATTATCCCCATTACGAGTTAGATATAGTTGTTCTATTTGATGATTAAATAATGTCTTTAAGCTATATTTGTTTTTACCTATGTAAGTGATATTAGCTAATCCATTTAATAATTGAGTAGTAGAGTAAGAAGTATCTTTATACTTATATGCTAACTCAGTTGATGATTGGTAGTCTTGTCTATCAGTATAATTTATTGAATATGAATTTCTATATAATGAACTGAATATTAGATTCCATTTATTCTTTTTTAGTCCAAAAGAAAATGAACTGTTTGTATTTGGTATAGAATTAATAATTTTCATTGTAGGTGAATTAACTAATCGAGTATAAGCTCGTTTATCACCATTACTACCTATGCGGAATTGATATGTAGAAGGAAAATTTTGTGGGAAAGGAGTATATTCCACGGATTTGAATTTTTGGAACGTAGACACTGTTCCATAACTTAATCCTGTGTTTAAAGAAAAAAAACGGCTAGATACATCTTTAGTTGTTATTTGAACTATACCTCCTGCAAAGTCACCTGGTAGATTAGCAGCTGCTGATTTAGCGATAATAATATTATCAATTAATCCTGCGGGTATAATGTCAAATGAAAATGCTCTTCTATCTGGTTCAGTTGATGGGAGTAGTGTTTTATTTAGTAAGGCTAGATTATATCTATCTGCTAAACCACGCACTAATACAAACTTATCATTTTGAATAGTAACACCATTTATTCTTTTAAGAACATCACCAACAGTACGGTCTGGTGTTTTTTTAATAAATTCAATTGATATCCCATCAGAAACAACAGAGCTGTTCCTAATTATGTTAAGAACAGCTGCATTGTTATCTTTTTTAGTTACTGAGGTAACTGTAATATTGTCTAACTTTTTGTTGAATATTGTATCTTGAGAAAATAAAAATAAAGGACACAACAATAAAAATAATAAATGTTTCAATTAAGTGAATTTGATTCACTAATAATTATTTATCAAATGTTATTAAATTATCTTAATACTAATAGGTAATGATTCAGTCATAGGCTTAGAATTTGGATTTTCTAATTTATATATTTTATATATATTCATGAACATTTCAAAATTATCATCAATATTACTTATATGTTTTAGTTCCCATCCTTTACCTTGTATCTTATCTCCTTTACCTTCACTACGTGTAGATGCTTTAAGCCATAGAATACCTGTCTCTTCAATTGTAGTATCATGAGTTTCATTCCATGCTTTAGCATAAGCTGCTAATTGTAAATTATGTGATGTATGAAGTGAATTAGATGTTTTAATATCTAATAACCATAATTTATCATTTATTTTACAAATAATATCTGTAGTACCAGCGTATTTAAATTCATCTGAGAATACATGATATTCAGTTACTACTAATTCTGGTTTGTGTGTGTTCCAAAAGTCTGCAAATTTAAGAATCATTTTCCATGTGTCTAGACTATATAAAGCTTTTCCATATTCATCTAACCAATGGATTTCACCTCCATTAAGAAAGGTATCAACTGCATTATGTACTTGAGTACCTTCTGAAGCTGCTTTGTTAGCTATTATTTCACTATTATGACCTACATCTTTTAACCAGTTATGGAAAAATTGATTTTTAGGAAAGAAATTTAATACTGATGTAACAGATGGATAATATTCTTCTCCGCGTCTGTAAAATCTACTATCTAAAACATTTACTTGTTTATCTCCCTCATTGTATTCTACAATTCGTTTGATTTTTGGATCTTTAATGATATTAACGTTTTTGTCTATCATGCTAATTCGAGTTTTTTGTAAATTAGTTCACCTAAACTTAATTGTTCGGCGTCATGAACTAACGTGGTGAATTTTTCAAATCCCATATCAGAGGGATCCTTGTCTTGCAAATCAATTAAATAAACGTCTTTACCTAGATTGAGTAATTGTTCAGCGTATTGTAAAGCATCTTTTAAAGCGTCCTTATCTAAAGATACGTATACTGTTTTAACTTGTGGATCAATTAGTTTCATCATTAATGCTCTTGGTATTGTTTTACCTAATAATGGTACTGCATTGCGTTTAATAGCAATAGCATCAAACATACCTTCACATAATATAACAGGAACATTCCAATTAATGAAATATTCAAGACCAATCATTTCATTCTTATTACATTTAGGAGCATCATATTTTTTTGTTGAGTCAGGATTTAAATCCCTGGCTATAAAATAATTTATACTTCCGTCTTTATCATAAGATGGTATAATAACTCTATTGGCATATCTGCCTTCTTCACAATAACCTATATTATATTTCAATATATCTGACTTGGTGATACCTCGTTTTTTTAAATACATTAAAGCGTGTTTAGCGACGATATCTGTACGTTGTAGGTTAATAAGTGGTTTATATTCTTTAGGTAAATGTATTTTATTAATAACAATTTCTTTCTCTTCTTGAGTTGATGAAAAATTCAACATTGATTTCAACTCAGCTATCTTATATGTGGGTGACTTTGCTTTTTTAAATAAACCTACTAATGTTTTTCCTTTAGCATTACAAACCCAACAATGCCAAAAATTTTCTCCTTTAGAGTTAGGCACAACATTTACTTCCAATTTCATTTTATGATGTGTACAGAAAGGACACTTATAAGCATAGTTATTATTACTAGTTTTTTTACCAGTACCTAACACACTATTTATTGTATGTAATAAGGCCGCGTTAGTCATAACGGATAATATAATAAATTATCTTTACTAAGCAAAGTCTTTACGGAAATACTTTCCAGCTATATTATCATTGTAGCTATTGTCTGTGAATAAAACATTGTATGTTATTTGTTCTTGCAATTCAAAATATGTAAGTTGTTTTTTGTTTTTAGCTAGATGTATTATAACACGTTCAAATTTATCTTCACCTAATAACTTAATATCAGTTAATAATTCTTTAGATGAACCATAATATGATTTCCATCCACTATCTACTTGATCAATTCGTGTTGTAGCTCGACGTCCTGGACCTGATTGTTCAGCGATTTCTTTTTTGGTGAGTTTTTTCTTTTTATTATGAATAAATGCTTTTTTACCTATATAAAACTTATTTGTTTCTAAATTAGTAATTATATAAGTGAAACCATAATATCCATTAATTTGATCTTCAGGAAATGGTTCTACACTTCCATCATCTAAATACCATAACCATCTTTTCATAAACTTATTTTATTTTTAACATGTAAAAGTACTAATAAAGAATGCTTTAGTTCTATTACTATTCATAGGAATTGTTGAGAAACACAAATCTGATCCTGCTGTTGGACAGTTTGTGGTGTTATCAGTATTAACAGCGTGTCTATATTGATAACCAAATTCATTAATGGCTCTTACATAAACTATAGTTCCACTATTAAATGATTGAGCTCCTTTAAATGTACAATTTCCAGGATATCCACTAAATGGTCCTAAATCAGTCCAAGGACCAGTACTACTTACTGTTGAATATTGTAATTTAGTAGCATTAGAAGGTAAAGAGGAATCATTTAAAGCAAATGTAGTTAAAGTATAACGTGTAGGTGATGAAGCAGATGTTGTCACACTAGGTGTTACAGTTTTAGATGGAGTAGGTGTTGGTGTTTTTGTTATAGAAGGTGTAATTGTTATACTTGGTGTGATACTAGGAGTTGCTAATGGTGTTGCTGAAATACTAATACTTGGAGTTACACTTGGTGTTACACTTGGTGTTCTACTTAATGCTGGTGTTCTACTAGGAGAAATAGAAGGTAAAGGACAAAATACATAATCTAAAACAGGTGCTATATAATCAGGATCACCTATATCATTAGATTTGATTAAACCTGTAGCCACACCATTATCTAAATAGTATTCTTCTAGGTTTGCATATGCTTTATATCCTGTATTTGACATTTTTATTTATTGTACTGTTTTATTAAATTCTATATTAACAAGTAATACCAATCGCTGACCCTACTATACCAGTTGTTGTTCCTAACATATAAATTGAACTTCCACTATTAGCTTCAACTATATAAGTATAACCTTGAACTTCATTAATTAAAGTAGGGTCTGTATAGACTGTATTACCAGGTGAAATTCCAACATTAAAAGTCGTATAAACTAACTGTTGTGATACAGAACATATTGCTGGATATCCTGTATTGTTTAGTCTAACATTATGAGATGAATATAATACTCCACAATCACATCCTCCCCCAGTTAAATATCCAGCACCACCATTTAATGATACAGGTAAATCAGTAGCGTTGCATATACAGATGTAATCACCAACTTCTTGATAAGTATATAAATCATTTCCATTACAATCTTTCCAATAGAAATTACCTGATACTGAGATATAATATTCTCTTGGAGCAGGACATGGTGGTGAAGAAGATGGTGTTATACTAGGTGTTACACTAGGTGTAATACTTATTGATGTACTTATACTAACACTAGGTGTTACTGATATTGATGTTCCTTGTGAAACAGATACTGTTATACTAGGTGTTACACTAGGTGTAATACTTGGTGATTTACTCACACTTGGTGAGACAGAAGGTGTTTTACTTATTGATATACTTGGAGTCACACTAGGTGTAGCTGGTATACTAGCAGGTACTGAAGTAGATGGTGTTGAAGTAGGAGATGGAATAAAGAATGTTTTTTCAATCCACTGTGTATCCCATTTTACCAAAAATGTCATATCAGTATTATCTGATATAGGCATAGGTGATGACATTTTAGCTATAGCTAATAAATCTTGAGAATCATTATATAACCCAATTGTAGTAACATATGGAGAAAAATCTGATCCTGATATAGAACCTGTAGTAAAATCTTTTAATATTCCAAAATATTCAGATCCCGTAGGATTATAAAATACACTACCATTGATAGAACTACTATATGGAACTAAAGCAGCTTGACTACCTGATAGTAAACTTGGATTATAACTTAAATTAAATTCATAGTCCTTTATAGTACATTTCATAAAAGTTTCATAAACAACCATGCTGTTTTGAAATTTTATTCTTGTAATATTTGTATTTAAAGTCCTAGAATTCATTTTTTATTATGTTGATGGGCGTGATGTACTCACAGTAATACTTGGTGTTATACTTGGTGATTTTGTTGGTGTTTTTGTCGGTGTTACTGTTGGTGTAGTATAAATTGGAGTACACAATTCGTATGCACCAGCATTAACATAAGCTGTTAGTGAAATTGATGTACCACCAGTTATGGTTAGGTTATAGTCTGTTCCACAATATGTATTAAGATTTGATGGACATGCACTAGCTGAGTTTACAGCGTTGTATCTAATGTATCCTGATATTGATCTAAATCCAATATAAAGTACTGTTCCGTTAGGTATACCGGTAATTGTACCTCGCAATGAACATACCTCTGAACTCACAGTTGCTAAAAATGTTTCAGTTCCAGTGATTCCTAATTTATAATATATTCCACAACTATTTCCTATACTTAGTGCTCTTTGAGCATACACATCAACACTTGAAGTTGGAACTGGGCTCGTTGTAGGTGTTGGTGTTACTGTTGGTGTTTTACTTACTGTTATACTCGGTGTATTACTAATAGATTTACTAATTGAAATACTAGGTGTGATACTTGGTGATTTTGTTACTGTTTTACTTGGTGTAACACTTGGTGTTCTAGATATTGATATACTTCTAGTTATACTTGGTGTAATACTTGGTGTATTACTAATAGATTTGCTAATTGATATACTTGGAGTATTTGATATTGATTTACTTATTGATATACTTGGAGTAACACTTAGAGTAACACTAGGTGTGTTACTAATAGATTTACTAATTGATATACTTGGAGTAACACTAATGCTAGTACTTGTAGTAATAGATGGAGTATTACTAATAGAATTACTTACAGTTATACTTGGAGTAACACTGATGGATTTACTAATAGAAATACTTGGAGTAACACTTGGAGTAACACTTACTGTTATACTTGGAGTATTACTAAATGATGGACTAACACTTATACTTGTTGTTACAGTAGGTGTTACACTAATACTTGCATTTATTGAGAGACTAGGAGTGACAGTAGGAGTAATACTAGGTGTGACACTAGGAGTAGTACTAGGAGTATTGGTAACACTTGGTGTACTACTTATTGAGTTACTTACTGTTACACTTGGTGTATCACTTATACTAATACTTGGTGTAGCACTAATAGTAATACTTGGAGTTACACTTGGTGTACCAGAAGGTGTAGAACTTACTGTTATACTTGGAGTTACACTTGGAGTTACACTAGGTGTATCAGCAGGTGTAGAACTTACTGTTATACTTGGAGTCACACTTGGAGTTACACTTGGGGTTACACTAGGTGTTTTAGATACTGATGTACTCTTAGTTATAGAAGGAGTTACTGAAGGTGAGGCTCCTATACAATAAGGATCAATTCCTCTCCATCCTGTTAATCTTATACTGTTAGGAATAACAGTTAATATAGCAACGTTTTGTTCATAAAATACATTACCTATATGTGAACCATAATTTAATACAGTTCCACGAGATGAACTTACAGGACTACCACTGTAAAATAAGTTATAATTTCCATCATCATATATTTTATAATTTGATGATCCACTACTAAAATATACCTCAAAAGTAGTGGGTAATATTTTTTCACTAGTTAAATTTCTAGGTATATTTAAAACATAAATAGCGGCTGCTGTTCCTGTTGGGAAATATTTTATAGTATCTATATTTCCTAAATTAATATGTCCTTTACTATATGATGAAGTTGATAAAGTACCATCATTGTAGATAGTACTTATTTTTCCTGATGCGTATAAGTTAGAGGATGTGGGTAGAAAATTAGGATAATAAACTAAGTTAATAGAATCATATACTAATCTATCATACTGACCGTTAGTTATATAGTCTGTAGTTGGATCAAAGATTGATTCACTATGATTAACTCCTATATTAACTACAATTCTGTTTTCAGCAAATGAAGAGGATTCTATGTCCCAACTTTTGTTAGCCGTATAAGGTACTACAAAAGTATCCGCTACATTAAGTCTCTTAAAAGTATTTGCTGACATGGGCGTAACATTAGAAGTCTAGTTTAACTCTTAATAATAATTCTTTTGTGAAATCTTTCACCAATGGTTTATTTAATTTAGCTACTGCTAATAAATCACCACTATTGTTATATAAACCAACAGTTGTTATGTAAGTTTGAGGATTATATATCAATTGAGTATATAGTAAATTACCATTTGAATCAATTACTGTTGGATTAGTTGTATAGTTAGACTCAGCATTTTTAACACGTGTAAAGAAATAACGTGAAGAAATTGTTTCATAGCTTTGTAAACTAAAGGTAGGATTAGTAGCTGTATCGATCATATCAAATACCATCCTATTATTAAGATTATATGTTTCTCCTAAAGCAGTAAAATATGAAGCTACTTGTGATGAACTAAATTCATTGAATATAGCTCCAACTCCTCCTAAAGGACCTGATGATAAAGCTAATGCTCTTGGGTTTAATATTACTAAACCTTCATCAGGTAACATTATTCCATAAGATCCACTAACTGTATAGTTAGAAGAAGATGGTACAGTTGTTTGAGTATTACCACTATATGATCCACTTAATAATTGATAAACACGTGTTGTACCAATGTAAGTAGATACTGTTGTTACTGTTGAGTCATCAACTAAAGATATTTGATTTGAACCACTTTTAATAGTCAAATAAAATGATCCTGGATTGAATGATTCTTTGTAACGAGCTCTATTTACTGATATTACAATAATATCTTTTGAGGTATAAGCTGTACCACCAAATTGGAATGATGAATTTTCATCTCCATATATTAGTGATCTGAACTGCCCGTATACATCTCTAGTTGGTGTTTTATCAGGTACTAAAGCATTAAAGTAAGATGATCCTGAACCACTAATGTGTCCATAAGCGATTGTAAATTGTGAATCAAGAGATTGAGTCACACTTACATCACCTTGAAACACATTAAGGAAGAATTTACCTTGTGCGGTGTCTATTTCTTGTGCAGACCAGCTGTAAAATGTACTTAATTGTGTTAAGTCATTACTCCACATTGGTGACACTATAGCATCTGAACTAAGTACCTGATCTTCAGGTTGATAAGCTCCAAAAGACATATGTTAATTAGGTTTTAATTATTGTTAAAGGTATAGTAATTCTAGCTCCACTATCTCTACCTGTCACAGTGATTGTTGTTGTGATTGTTGATCCAGCAACAGAGTTTGTAGCATATAATGTATTAATAGTAGTAGCTATTAAACTAAATGTTGTTCCAATTTGACTAGCTGATAGACTAGCTCCACTTGAATTTGGAGATGGATTAGTAATGTTTAAACCTGTTGTGTCAATTCCTGTACCTGTAAATGTACTTAAGAATCTTGAATCAGCCACAGTCATCATATATCCAGATGGTTCAAATGTTGAAACAGCACCCAAATAATTTAATGTTTGAGGTGTGATATTAATAGAAGCAGCTTGACGTAATGATACAGCTGTATATCCAAGATTAAGAACAGGTAATTTAGAAGTACCACGAGGTAAAGTTACTAATTTGTATTTCATCATTTGTGTCTCGTCTACAAATGCTTCTAATAAAGGCATTGCTTCAATAGCCTCACCAAAAAAGGCAGAACCTGAGGGATGATTTGGATTATACAAGGTATAATCAATTTCATCATCGGCTAAAGCAAATTGAGTAATTTGGAATGATCCATCGTTACGTGCTAACAATTCACGACCCTTTTTTGTTAGGACCGCATCAATTGTTACATATTGGTTATTTAAATACGCCATTTGATAAATGTTGTTTTATATAAATATATTAATTAGTTAAAACTGTGCTAAATATCTTACTCTTAAGTTCACTCACTATATTACCTACTTGATCATCAACTGACATAAGTAGATTTTTATTCTTAGCTACACCACCAGATGTTAATCCAGGATTTTTTTCATGTTCTACAATAATGTTTGTTTCATCAGGTATTTTTTTAGAAAATACATAACGTTCAATACGATATGGAGTCACACTTGATGTAATATTATCATTAACCTCTCTATCTAGTCTAAAAGTAATAGGAGATCCTGTAGTATTAGCTTCAAGAACTGTATACTCATCAACACTTCTAAAACGTGTTGTTGGAAAATTAGAACCAGTATAGTTAAATCTTATCACATCACCTGGTGTTAATGTAAATGAATAATCTGGGGGAGCAAAGCTATTGTATATATTTAGTGTACTTACCACATCAGGTTGTTGACTTTGTGTCACACTACCTGAAAAATATAATCCAGCATTGTAAAAAGAAGTCATTTGTAATGAACAAGATACTACACTCTTGTCAATATTATTAACTGTTAAATAAGCTGCGTCATCTGCTGATTTATATTTAAAATCAGTTGCTGTTCCTGCTGCTGGGAATACATTAATTACTCTAGGAAATCCAGATTTAATATTATATCTACCTTGAACATCTCTTCTATAAGATCCTATAAAATTAGGACTACCATTAACACCAAATGCTGGTATTAGTACATCAAAGGTTTCAGTTTTATCTCCTCGGAATATATTACCACCAGTAGCATCAAGATCTATTTTAACTGTTACTATAACATCATATGGTAAAAGAATAGCTGGAGAATAATTTATTCTTCCTGTTATTATTGTAGTAGTGCTAAGAAATCTTGTTGAATAATTAACAGCAGTATTAGAAGGAGCATAACTATTAACTGTTAATACTCCTGAAAGAGGATTTGAACCACTTGGGATATAATAAATTTGATCTGTTTCAGCTACTCTCCATAATACAGGATAATATTTGTATCCACTACTATAAATAAATTGATTACCATCTAGTGTTTTTTGTAATGATGGGATTTGATTATTGAATAATGAAATATTTAATTCTTCTCCCGCTTTAAATATATTTTGTACTTGATATAAATTATAAAATTGGTTACTTGTTATAGTTGTATAATCACGTTGAGCTAATTCTGTTAATGAACTACTTGAATCAATTAAATACTTGATATAAAGATTAGAACGTTCTGGCATTGCTATTTGGAAAGATCCAGTACAAGTTGCTTCTGCGAAGTAAGCAAATTGAAGTGTATTTTTATCAATAGCTGCATTTTTACCATATGAACCTATTCCATCTAAATCAAAAAATTGATCATTATTGGTAAGAAAATTATAAGTATCACTATTAACTTGAGATCCAATATATCTAGGTCTAGCATGACGAAGATATTCGTAAGTGAAATCTTGTAATTCAATAGGTTCAAAAACTTGAACTAATTTACTTCCACTAGTTATATAAGTTATTTTATGTCTAATACTTGAAGTAATAGAACTAGAAACATTATTAATTAATGGATCATAATCATATCTAAAAATAGATTCTGAATATGAGCTTGTATTATATGGATTAAAAGATAAGAATGGATCTTCTTGAAATTCATTACTATAGGCTATAACTGAAGAACTTGGAAATACTCCTGTGAAAAAATCACGAGCATCTGAAGTCATAGTTACAGGACCCATATTGCTATGAACTGTATCTAAGTATAAGGATTGACTATAATCTCCTCCATTACTAGATGAAATAAATGCTGTATCAATAGATTGACTATACTCAAGATGAGTTATTGTAGGTTCATATCTTTGTATAACAGGTCTTTCAAGAAGGTGAGGTTTAATTACAATACCTGTTGATAGATTAGTTCTAGCAGGAGTAAAATCTTTAAGTGTTCTAAATAATGAGTTATGAAAGAAGGATATTAAACGAATATAATCTTTGTAGTTATATTTGTTATCAAATTTCTTAAAGAAATCATACTGTAGTACTTGAAGTTGTTGATAAGACCCTGTAGCAGGATTACCAATAATATCATCTAAATTATATGTTGAACCAAACTGAGCTATGATATTTCTATCTATTTCATCTTGTGGAGATAAACTAGCATCAAGTAAGTGTAAATCTTTTGTTAAAGGAATTATAGGTGTTATTTCAATACTCTTATAAGGTAATAATTGATTACCATAAGTACTTCCACTTACTATTCTAACTTTATCTGTTACTGGGTTAGCATATCCAGAATTAGCTGCGTCAGCATAATATGTTTCTGTGAATGAATTATAAGCATTAGTATTAGGAAAATCAATAAATGATGCTGTTAATATTTGAGTAGTTTGATCAGGATGGGTTGAATATAATTCTGTAGTTGTACTGTGATTATAAGTGTATAAATTATTACCTAAAGTAAATCTAACAGCTAAATCATCAAATGATGAAGTTGTAAAATTACCTTCAATTGATTCAGGATTTAAAACATGAGAATCAAAAGCAGATTCTGATATATAGTTAGACCACATTCTAAACTCTTGAAATGAACCAGAGAATGGAGAACTTAATGGTGGTACATTTCCTAAATGTAATTTAGAATTAGCAACCGCTCCATACCAAAATTCATTATCTGAACTAATAGTACCATCAATATATAAACTAGCACTAGCTACATGACCTATTTCTCCGTATACATTGTTTTTAACGTATAAGTCATAATATTGTTGATCATTTAGTTGTCCTACTCTTCTATTAGGATATCTTCTTTGTAATAATAAATTATACCAACTAGTTTCACCATCTGAACCTGTTGTAAATATAGGTACAGTTGATGAAGTGACGTTAAATGTGTTGATAGTGAAACTAATATAGCCAAATTCTCCTGTACTACCTGAATAAATAGAATCTGATGAACCAGTTTGAGTATAAATCAAATCAAGATTCATATATGAAGTAACATCATCACTGAATCCAGCTAATGTTTGTACATCATAGTTAATTTTCATTTCATTAGATGATGTAGCAAATGCTTTAAATCTAAATTCAAATCCATCAGGTGCTATATCATTATATCCAGTTCTATTTAAACTTTGAGATAAGAATACCCAAGGTATTTCTACAACACCTTGATCAAATGTATTCATACCATAAGTAAATCTATCATATTCATACTCGAATGAGGATGTTACTTTATCTACTCCACCATATTCAATATACCCCATTATTGTATTTGGTATTCCGAATATAGTATTTAAATACTGAATAAAACGATTTGTACCTTTTGATTTAAGTAATAAAGGTAAGTTATGATATAAACGTTTATAAATTTCTTTTTGTTGGTCTTGTCCTGGTATTTGGTACTGGGATGCTGTTACTAATGTTTCAAGAGATCCTGTATTAGGTAAGTAATTACCGTTTTCATCTATACCATACAAATATTTAAATGCACTTTCTCCATCTTCATCAGTGTAAGTATTAATACCCATTGATTGTAGAGCAAAGTATACTAAGTCTTTAGATATACCTTGGTCTAGAGCATTTTTAGCTTGATATAAGTCAGATATTGCTTTAATATGAATCCAAACATCATCAAACATTTGTCCTATTGATGCTACAAATTCAAATGCTAATTCATTATTTTCATTTTCAGCTATATATCCTGGTAAAGTATATAATAAGTAGTTTTGATTATTTTCATCATATATTGATGAAGAATCATAATTACCTGTAAACCAAGAAGCAGCCTCTGAGGCTGTCACTGATTGTACTATGTAAGGTTTAGTATTGTTTTGTTTAGGCCAAGCTGCTGATTCTGATTGAAAGTATAAATATTGTTCCCAACCATCAAAACTTTGAACTATTTTATTTATATTGTTTTGATAGTTTTCAGCATCTATGTTTGATGTTGGAGACGCACTAGACGCAGCTGAGGCACTCAATGATGAGGTTGCTTCAATATTAATTAATTTATATCTAAATCCTTCTAGTCGACGAGCGGCAGAAGAGAAATGAATAAAATCTTCATAATTAGTATAATCAACATTGATAGAAAAATTAGAAGCACTTAATTGACCAAGCAGCTGTTGTAATTGAGGAGCGAATTGTCCTGTATAGCTAGTTACTTGATTAAAGTTATAATAAGGTGTAGGTCCAACTCTTAATTGATCTAAGTCTAAATCAAAGTTAGGTCCACGTAATGTAGGAAAAGTAACAGGAATTGTATCTAATGTTATTTCAACATTAAACACCTGTGGATTAGATATTTCATCAACTATTGATAAAGAACTATTAATATTATATCCAAATTGAGGTAATGGATTTAATAGTTTTATAACTACTGAATATATAGAAGTAGATTTATCTAGAGCTATATTAACAAATGGTACTAAATTATTATTACCAAAATTTAAGTAATATTCTTTAAAATAATTTACACTTTGTATTTCATTAATAACATCAATAACACCTTGTTCTATTTGATCATTAGTGATATTGTTAGTACTTAATCTAAGTTCAAGTCTATTTGGAGATATTTCTTTTAAGAAAAATGGTCTATCATTAGTACCAAGTACTACTTTTGGTCTTAAAATATTATATTGAATTCTATAATCACCAAATTGAATACCTAAATTTTTAATATCAATATCAGGATTAAATTCTAATTCTTGAATTGAGTAAGTATCAGTTGGTTGAAATAAACCAGGAACTTTATAGTTAGTGAAAGGAATAACAGAATATAAATGTTTGCCCGCGGGGTCAGACACATGCATTTCAACAAAATCTCCATCTGCTCCAAAATTCCTTACCATGTCTCTTGAAGGGACTAGTACTGAAGCAGATCCAGATAGGATATTATTAGAATAGGATAGTTTAGTAACTGTTATTGACATATTATATTAATGTTCCAGGGTTAATTTGAGAAGCTAATAATATTTGATTTTTTAAGTCGATATTTTCTTCTCTTAATTCAGTAATTTCATTTTGTAGGTCATCTAAAGATACACCTATATATTCTAAACTTCTAGTAGCTAAAGCTAAATGAGAGTCATCTGATCCTGAAGGTGGTATTTCATAAAATAAAATATCATATTCATTAAAGAATTGAGGAACAGTCATGTCTGGTGAAGCAGATGATGTTGGCTGTCCTGTTGTTATTAACTCAGAAAAATCTGTATTTATAACATTGTTAAAGCTTTGAAGACCATATATGGTTTTCTGTATCTTAACTTGTTCACTCATTATTTAACAGTTTGTAACACTTTAAAATAATAATCATCATCATAAATGTAAGTACCACCATCAATAGTAGACTTAATTTGTATTTTATAATAACGATCTGGTTCTAATCCATTCATATACATTCTAAAGAAACTACTAGTAGTATCATTACTTAATTTAGTAGCTACATTATCAAATTCAACTATTTTAAGATTTGATTGTAAATCTATAACTGAATAATAAGATGCTGTTGGTAGTAATTTATTGTATATATATAATGACTGTTGTGAATATATTCTTTGAGGATATTTTTCTCTAGCATATACTCTAAACTTTACATATTCATTATCATAAAATATATTCTTGTTATTACCAATAGATATATTTATCTCCTCATTTGGTATATATGGAGTTGAGCCGGAATTAAATGTACTATCATCCCATTTAAACTCCAAACATGGAGGATAAATAGTATTAGTGTCTCTAGAGAAGAAATTGAATGTATAAATATAGTTATAATCAAATTCAAATGATCCTGTACCTGTAGCTGATTCTGATGTGCTATTCAGTATTATGAATCCATTATTTGGTATTACACTAGCTGTGTACCATCCTACAAATCGACTAACATTAACATCAATATCTTTAGTTGAAAAATAATCAAAAGATTGAGTTACACTAGATGTGTACCAACTACATCCTCCAGTATTTAAACTATAATATGATGAAGTAACTCCATTAGGTAAACCACTTACAGTCCAAGCATTGGTTTGATTTGCATTTCTATATTTCCAACTTGCACCATCACTTGTCTCAGGAATGTTATTAAAACGTCCTGTACCCATATCCCAACTTTGGTATATAGGGTGTATTTCAATATTAAAATTGGCTGGTATTCCATCTACATGGGCATTATATAGCTTAAGTGAAGCGGTGAAATTAGCGCCTGATTTAGCGACAGCTTCTGCTATGTCATCATTATCAAATTTGATTAGTACACGGCTAGTAGAAGATGAGGGATAGAGATATGGAGCATTTTTTGATAAGTCCAATATCGAGTCTATCCCAGCATTTAGAGTTTCGTAGTCTGTATAGATTGTTGTATCCTGTGATGGAAAAATTTTATAAACACCCATTTATCTTAGTATTATTCTAGTATAAATATGGGCTGTTTATAGAGATTAAGCTAAACAAGCATAGTATTCCTTAAAATGCTTAATACGATCAGCTAATCCAATAGTACCTCCATTAACACGTTTTGTAATTGTTGTTACAACAGCGTCAGTTGCACCACCATCAGCTAATTTATGTAAACCATTTTTATGAAAGAACCAACCAGCTGACATTAATGGATATTTTGTAGCTACTAAATCAGGATTTTCAATAATATTTTCTTCAACTACATTATCAAAAGCTTTATAATTATCTTTTCCAGTTAATTGGATATAACCACGTCCACGAAATTTATATCCTTCACCTGATGCTTTATCACCATTTCCCATACGTGAAGCATAAACAATATTGGCTATTTTTTCTGGTTTACGTTCATAAAGTAAAGCCATATCATTTGTTGGGAAATATTTTTTAAATATACTTGTTAAACCCTTAGCACCATAGTTTAAATTTTCATTCACTAACTTAAATCCACCTGATTCATGTCCAGCTTGAGCAAGGAAATGAGCTAAACGCAATGGTGTGTTTAACTCAAATTTAACAATTGTATCAGGAAGTTGAGCGATTACTGTATCTGGAATATGTCCTTTTAATTTTTCTAAGTTCATCATTTTTTAATTTTAATCTTATAATAAATTTGAATGCATAGCCAAGTTATAGAAGCTATATAAAACAATCCTGTTATTAAGGGATTAAATACTTGGAAGAAACTATTTAGAGCTGCAAGGCATGTTGTTGTAATACCTAAGGCATTAGCTTCTGAAGAATTCATCATGGTTGTTATAAATTTAGGCATACTTTTAATAAGTTACTATGCGGCCATAAATATCAGACTCTGGGTATCTTACCTCAAAGATACATGGATCTATTGAAGGATATACAACTCCTTGTTTTGTTGCTGCCTGTATATCATATCCATATGAAGAATAATTACCCCCTGCTAAATTTTCAATAATTACTTTAATAACTGATTGAACACCTTTAATAGCTCCAATTAAGTTATATACATCTGAATATATTATTGGTTGATTTATTTGCCATTTTTGAACATCAAAATATTCTTTTAAAGCATTTATACAATTAGTTAATACATCTTGTGAATTATATGCTGGTAGTAATGATATATCAAAATTTACTTTTATATTAACATAATAAGCATCTTTAATTAATATAGCATCACTCATCATTTTATTGTATGATAAGTATGTTTTTAAGTTTTGTTTAACAACATTAGACGCTCTAGTTAATTTACCTTCTAAATTATTAGATAGAATATACACTGAAAGTGATAATGGGTTATTGTTGATATAATTTTGTTTATCAGTATCATTTGCTACTAAGTAATCTTGTGTTACATAAGCTTTATTTATATAACCAAACTTAGCGGGCATAGAAAGTGTTCTAATTAAATAATCAGCTTTAGTAACATTTCTATTTTGAGTTGGGAAGTTAGCTAATGCTTGTAAACGAATTTCTTCAGTTGTTTCACCTGGTCCACCGCCTGATGAAGGAAGAGGATTGTTAAATCTAATTGAACCTTGTACTGTCGCTAGTAATGATGGATTTAAATTATAACTGTCAATTGTTGTACTAACAGAATTATTCAAAGCTATATCATCTGAAGGTAGATTAGCAGATGAACCACCACCTACTAAATAAGTTACGGTCAAGGTAGTATTTGAAGGTGCTATACCATATTCATTTGTATATTGAAAATTAGATGGATCATAAGCCATAAACATCTTACTAATACCATCAACTAAACCTATACCTACATTATCTGGATTTGGAATTATAACTTCATCAGCTGATGAAACTACACCACTACCAAATTCTAACATTAGATTATTATCATCATCAAAACGAGTAACAAAGCGTCTTTGTACTTTCTTAACACGAAGTAAAAAACGAGAGTTATCATCTTCAGTATAGTAATTAGGCTCGTTTATAGGTAAGTTAAGTGACTCATCAAATACTGTATCTTGAGCTAGATAAGGAACTTCATACCATTGATTATTATCACTATCTGTTATACTTATTACTTCAATAATATTAGCATCATTGATAGTAACAGTTGGAAATTGAATTGGATTACCAAAAGTAAATGTAGTTGATTTAATTTGTCCTGATATTGCTTCTACTGATTTTTTAAGTAGATAATACTGTGGGTTAGTTGTATTAGTATAGTATTGAAATATATTAATATCTGTTGGATCAAATGATGATGAAAATTTAAAATCAACAACATCTTGAGTTAAAAAAGTTATACTTGGATTTGATATAGATTTAATTGTAGAGTTTTCACCTACTCTCATAGTATATCTAAAATCAGGATTATAATTAGGAGAACCATCTGATGGTATCAGTTGATAAACATCTAATTGAACAGAAGCAGCTGAAGTTATTTTAGGTCTATAACCTAAAGCATAAGCTAAAGCTATAATATTTTTTCTCTCTTGAGCGTATAGTAATAATGTTTCTTGTAACTGATTATCTGTATAGAAGGATAATACATCACCAACATAAGCAGCCATCTCAATGAACATATTTCCAGGAGCAGATGGACTAAAATCCATATAGCTATTTTGGAAGTAAGTTCTAGCATAGTTGATTAGATCTTGCTTTAATGTTGTAAAGTCTTTATTGTAATATTTTATATCAGGTACGTTTGCCATTATTATTTAGTTAAGTCTTGTGTTGAAACATTTATCACCAACTCATCATCTTGGTTATTTATAGAATAATTTAATACTATGTTAATTACATTCTCGTCTGAGAATGGTTTTACAATTATGTCTCTAATAATGATGTTAGGAACATAAGCGTATATTTCTGTTTCTAATCTAGCAGCTACACTATCAAAAGATGTATCTGGTTCGAATAAGGTAGCTCTTAAATCACCCCCAAATTCAGGATCAAATAAACGTTCTCCTTTATTTGTTAGTATATAGTTTATTAAATTAGATTTAACTTGTTCTTTAGTAGTGAATGTTTGGTTAAACACACTAGTATCATTGTTAAATAAAACATTAATGCCTATACCTCTAGCTTGTCCTATATCTAAAGGATTGAGTCTATATGTTGGTCTTTTTAACATTATATTTGTCCTTGTTGTTTCATTTTACTCATTAAACCACTAAAATCAGGTACTACATCAATTTTAACAGCATTAATATCTCCTGCTGGTCTAGTACTAGCTAACATTTGATCTACACTTCCTACTACTGTAGGTTCACTCATTGCTGCTCCTCCATTAAAACCTTGAGCCATATGTGATTGACCATCAATAGCTGTTCTCCATTCACCACCTTGTGCAGTTTCATTTAAAATATCATTTAACACATTATTGTTAGTAAATGAAGTTGGTTTAAGAGGTTGTGTTGGTCTTGTTGATCTAATTGAATCAACCATTGAATTTTTTACAGAAGATTGTTTAGTCTCTACTACAGTTTGTTTAGGTACTGGTGTTTCAAGTAATAATCCTAATTCTTCTCTTACTACTTGTTGTACTTCTTCCCGTACAACCTTACGTAATAATTTAATAAATGTGTCTGCTTTCATAGTTATAAATATTTTATTATCCTAATATTTGTTTAAGTTCATCAATTAATTCATCAGCCCTGCGAAGTTTACTAGGAGCTGTTTGAGTTATTTTCATCATACTGAATTTATCATACGCTACAGCCTGTAATGCGCCTGATGGTGTTGTTGTTACTTTAATAATATATTGTTTTTCTCCGTTACTGTATTCAGCTTCTGTAGAAGAAACAGCAATTGGATTTTCATCTATTATTTGTGATAATTCAGTAAATGTTGGATTGGTTGATATTATTGTTAAACTTAATGTTTCTAATTTTATTTTAACAGAGTTAATTAATTTTTGGAATATTTTTAATATAGAATTAATAATACCTATCAATAATATATAATCATCTATTTTTTTCTCTAAATTTTTAGTCATATCTTGACTTACTCTATCAGATATTGTATAAGTAGAAGCAGCTGCTTTAACTGGGGATGGAGTTAATAAATCAGTTGATGCGGCTACTGCTTGTATTTGTAATTGTTTCTTTTTTAATGTTAGTAAAACTTTAAAAGCTACTAATGCTGTTTGAAGTACTTTAAGTAATGTGGTTAAAGCGTCAACTGTAGTTTTTAAAGCCTTAACTGTATTTTTTAAATTATTTACTTTACGGTCAAAATCTTGTTTAAATCTTTGATAGTCACCAGGATTTTTAGGTGTGAATGTAATTTTTCCTCCTACAACTTCCACACGACCTTTATCTCTTAATTTTCTTTTTGTACTATTTATTATCTTATTAATAATAGCATTAGCTGATTTTTCAGCACTAATAAATTTGGTTAATAAAGGTAATATAATACCTATTATAGCTTTTTTAGCATCAGTAGGACTTGTTTTACTTTGCTCTTCTAAAAAGTTTTGTTTATCATCAAGTGCTTTTTCAGCAGTGTCCTTTTTAGCCTGCTGTTGATCTTTTATATTATCTATTTGTTTTTGATTACTCTCAACAGTAGGAACAGAAGCTGCTTGATTTGGAGCATTTACTCTAACCATATTACTAATAGATGGACCGTATGTGTCTCTTAAGAAGAGAATTGCCTCACTAACTAATGAATTAGGTCCATCAATAGGAGATGTAGGAGAAGGTCTACCAGTATATATTATTTTACTATTGTCAAAAACAATAAGTGTTTTATTAAATCCTGATGTTTGAACGCTATATGTAAATCTATTAACCATTATATTGTGAAGGATTTATCAGATTTAAAATTATCAAGGTTAAGTTTTATCTGTTGTAATCTACCTTTTAACATCTGTTCAGCTACAATTAATGTAGGAGGGACTGCTGCTAAAGTTGTTACTAACTCACTATATGAAGCTATAGCACTCATTAAATCAGTTAATATTTGATCTAATTGCTCACCTTTTACTACAGGTTCAGATGGACCGTTTTTTTCTAATCCAAATTGCATTCTAGGAGCATTAACTAAAAACATATTCTGCTCATTATCACTGTCTACACTTCCTACATCAATAGTTACTTTATCACCTGATGATATATTGATATAACGTTTGGCGTTAATATAAACATC